TGGCTGGCGGCCAAAGTGCCATTGTAGGATACAACAATAAAATCGGTGCTGACAAAGAGCAACTAGTTTTCGGTTCTAATTCTGAATCTAACGGCCAAGGCGCTCTTACATTTGGCACTCATGCCAAATCCTTAGCCACTGACGCCGTTGCATTTGGTAACAACACGATTGCTGATAAAGCAAATTCTGTCGCAATCGGTACTAACAGCGTTACAGATAGCGCCGTTGGAGTTGACGGCATCACGATTAATGGCACTCGCCATATCTTTGCCGGCGAACAACCGGCAAGCGTAGTAAGTTTTGGTTCTAAAGCCCGTGCTGGCGCAGGCGGAGTAACTCAATACAACCGTCAATTAACTAATGTTAGCGCCGGTCAAATTTCTGCGGACTCTTTAGACGCCATTAATGGCTCTCAACTTTACGCTGTAGTAGATGAAGTTGAGGCTAATGCTAAACAAATTAACAAAAACAAGCAAAACATTAAAGACGTAGCAATCGGATTAAACATGTTAGGCGATGTAGTGAACGATCACGAACAAGCTATCGCTGGCAATACATCTGCTATTACTTCCCTTGGCCAAAAGGTAACTGCTAATACAGCTGATATCCGTGTACTTGAAAAGGTAGCGGATAACCACGAAGGGCGCATTACTGATTTGGAACATCGTTCTTTGGGCTTAGCTAATGATATTAACAACAAAGTCAACAATCTTGGCCAACGTGTTAATAAGTTGGGCGCAAGTTCCGCAGCATTAGCTGGTTTACATCCTTTGGAATACAACAAAAATGACAAAGGTAACTTTGCTATTAGCTACGGTCATTACCGTAATGCTAATGCAGTAGCACTTGGCGCATTCTATAGCCCTAATGAAAAAGTACGCTTAGGATTTGGCATCACTTTAGGTGGTGAAACTCAATTCAATATTAATGCTGCATTCCGCACCGGTAGAGGTTCTGAATATGAACCACAAGCTAAGAATGGTGAACTCGAACAACTTCGCCATGAAGTAGAAACACTTAAAGCGTTAGTTAATAAATAAGGAGGTTACTATGCCGGTATTAACATCTAAAAAGGTGATTCACACGATTAATACATTTGACTTCAGTTTTTTTGCTGATAATAAAGGAAAGCATCATGCAGCAGATACAGTAGCAATTGTTGTAACTAATAGTTATATCAAGCTTTCATTAGCTGCTTATAGAAAGTTAAAAGGTCCTGAATATTTTAGAGTTGGTATAGATGTTCACAATAAAGTGATTTGCGTATCATCTGCGTTAAAAACAGAATCTCATGTTTTTAAGCCGACCGCAAAGCAAATCGAGCGAAACACTATTTTTATTACTAAAAGTCGCAGTGTAATCAAAAGACTTCGTGAACTTGGCATTCCAAAGATTGTAGAAGGTCACTTAGTTGATGATGAATTACTGTTTAAATTCTAAAGGAGAAATAATCATGGAAAATCAAAATATCTTAACTATTAAATTCAATACGTTGGACGATCTAGCAGTGCAAGTGGCGGATTGGAACGAACGATTAAATCATCAGTGCTGCGGTAATTGCTCTAATGTTGAAGCGCCTACAGTAACAGTTGGCGAGACTATCGATATTGAAGTAGCGGCGTCTGAAGTTGCAGGAAAAGTAGCTACAAAACAACAGCCTGAACCTGTTGAAGTTGAGCCAGCGCAAAAGGATGTTCCTGTAACCGATTTTGAAGGTAAGTTAGTAACAGATAAAAAAGAAGAAAAGGCTGAACAGGTAGAAGAACCTGTAGCGGGACCTGGTCCTGTTGAAACACCGACTGAAGAATCAACTACAACAGAAACACCGGAACAGGATGCAGCATTAGATGTAACTGCTGAACCTGTAGATAAAAAAGCCTTTTATAAGGAATTCCGTGAATGGATGGGCGAAGATGGTGTAAAAGCAAAAAAAGCACTTGCAATTTTTAGCAAGCATGGTGTTACTCGTCCATCTAGTGACTCTTTGACAGATGATCTTATCACCGATTTGAAATCCATTATGGCAGAGGAGGCTTAAATATGTCTAAACAACAATTCAAAAGCCAAGCAGATATATGCAAGAAGTCGCTAGACATATTACATAAGGCTGTTGAAATGGACCCTAGCAACGCTGAGGAATACCAAGCTGGTATTGCTTACACAGAAGGGGTTATGAAAGCCTCTAATGCCATTGTAAAAGCTTTTGACGTAGTCGAGCCTCCTAAGTCAGCTGCTCCTAAAGATAAAACGGAAGGTGCCGCAAAGGAAGAAAAGCCAAAGCGTAAGCGTAAGGCCAAATCAAGCGAGCCTCCTGTACCTGTTGTTAAAGAGGCTGAAGAAGTGATTGCCCCTGTGCCAGAAGAAGATGCGGACTTATTCGCTATGTTCGGCGACTAAAAGGGGGTATTCACTGTGGAGATTGTATCCAGTACCTATATTCACAAAATGTTCGATAGCGTAATCCTAGAGTCTCCTTATGGAGCGGAATACACAACTGTCCACCATATCGACTGTGGGTTTACGTTTGGGGGTAGCTGGCAACGTAAATATTCATATCATAATGGATATGTTACCGGTGCCAAATACTACACCTGTCCAAACTGCCAAACATCATCAAATCCTTTTGATCATAAGATTTACTATTCCATTAGTGATGAGAAAGTATACCCTGTGACAGCTTATGTGGAGGTTATTAATTACAAACATTTCTTAGATTTAAAAATTAGATACCAAGGCATACAGATTTTCTTTGACGGTAGAAAAAACGACCACGGAATGTGTACGGAAACGTTGCGATTCGACTTTAAGAAACGTAAGGCTATATTCATTGATAGATTTAGACTTCGTCATGAGTTGACTGTTGATTACATTCGTGAAAATGAGATTATGCCTGTACTTAAATTCTTTGGTGATTCATATGCAATGACAGACTTTAACAGAAAATTTTTAAACAAAACATTCAAAGCATTAAGGTCTATGTTTGAAAAACGATTAAAGGAAACATATGGGTATGGCACTAAGGATGTATATGTAGCTCCTGGTGCCACTGAAGACAGCGGCTATCATTTTACGATGCTGCTTAATATGATTTTAAAATTATCGGCACCGGATATGCCTAGCATTGTTAGCTTAATGAAACAATATGTGTATTGGACTAATGCTTATAGCTTATATCGATACACAAATATTCCTTTTGAAGACGATGTATTGGTGGCTACAAGAAAAGGTATGAATTTTCAAGAAGCACTTAGACAATCATACAAGGCTCCCAATAGTAGAGCCTTGCGGAAGTGTATGGTTAATGATCCATTAAGCGTATATATGTCTGATGTTCTAAATCTCTTCAGTGATGAAAATTGTAGACGTACTATCCTCACGCTACAACGAAGCTATGAAAGTGCTTGTCCATATACAGGCAAGCTTCATAACGCTAATGATTTTCGTAAGGCGATGAAGCTAAATATACCTCGCTCTAAGGACATGTGGCAGGAGCTAATTAAGCGATGTGGTGAGCCAGCGGTATTGCGCTGGATGTTATCCGAAGACATTCGTGATATCGAAGATTGTGTAGATATGTACACAAAACTCGATGCAAAATATCAAGATGTATTATGGACAAAACGATTCAAACTGAAGAACTTTCATGATGAAGTTATCAAAATCTTCAATAGGCAAGAGTACGGCGACGTAATGCTTCCGGAGGTTCCTCAATTACAAGCGGATGTAAACGGAATGCATTTTATGGTCCCAAGAACTGCAGCAGATTTAATGACTGCTGGTAAACGGTTAAAAAATTGTGTTGGCTCATACCGAGATAGAGTCATGAAAGGAACTACGGCAATAGTGCTAGTTACTGATGATGCTATGAAGCCGGTTGCATGCCTAGAATTGGCCAATAAGGGTAAGAAGAAAGGTCGTCAAATATTTGACTTAGTACAGGCTAAGCTATTTGCTAATGAAATGCTAAAAAAGAATGCTCATATTAATTCGACGGTCATGCAATGGGCCAATCAATTAAAGATTGAACCGCATACCATCGACGTGGACGCTAGTGTTGTATAGGAGATCACTATGAAACTCACAAAATTAGAATTACTAAATTTTAAAGGGCTAAAGTCCTTTGCTATAAATCTTAATGGCGATGTCGTAATCCGTGGCGATAATGCTACTGGTAAAACGACTGTATTTGACTCTGTGTGCTGGTTACTATTTGGCAAAGATAGCCTAGATAGAGCTGACTTTGAAATTAAAACATTGGATGGCGGAAACCCCATTCATAAAGTCAATCATGAAGTAACAGGTACCTTTACTTTAGATGAAGGTGGCACAGTAGAACTCAAACGTGTGTATCGTGAAAAGTATTCATCCCCTCGTGGTGGCGATATAACTCTCACGGGGCATACAACAGATTACTTTGTCGATGGGGTGCCTAAAAAAGAAAAAGAGTATAAAGAAGTTGTAAACACTCTTATCGATGAAAGTATCTTTAAATTAATCACAAACCCCTTGTATTTTAATGAAACGTATTCTTGGCAAAATCGCCGTAAGTTACTTCTTGAAATGTGTGGCGATATTGACGATGCTGCTGTAATTAATAGCCGTGATGATTTAAGACGATTGGCTGAACTGTTAGAGGGGAGAACAGTAGACGATCATCGTAAGGTGGTCGCAGCTAAGAAGACCGCCATAAATAAAGAACTGGATATGATTCCAATTCGTATTGATGAAGCTGTTCGTAACAAGCCTGAAACTGCATCTGATAAAGAAAAACTCATTCGGGATATTGAAACCTTATCCGCTGGTATAGATGAAGTTGAAAAGCAAAAGGCAATTATTAAAAACGGGTTTAGTTCTACTGAAAAGGAATCTAAAATCCGTGATATTAATCGCCAGTTAGATGCTCAAAAATCTAAAGTGCTATCCGACTATCATAAACAAAAACAACATCTACGCGGTGAATATGAAGCCTCTTTAACAAAGCTAAAAATGGTGGAAGTAGACCGAGATAGATGTGCTGATAGACGAGACGAACTGAATAAAGAGATTGAGCGTGAGTCTAAACGCATTGCAACCTTACAATCTGAATTTGATGCGTTTAACGCACAACAATTCAATAAAGAATCTTGCCCTACTTGTGGCCAAGCACTACCCGCTGATAAGCAAGCAGCACTCGAGGCAGAGTTTAACACCAATAAATCTAAGAAGATTGAGGAGTGGAAAGGGCTTATTGAAAGTGCAGTAAAGCTTAAAGGAAACTACGAAGAGCAACAAGAAATTATGGCGTCAAAGATTGATAGTTTAACTACTGAGGCATCTCAATATAATGATGCTTACAATGTTAAATTTAAAGAATATGAGGCGTACTCTGAGCCTAATCTTGAAGACGATCCAGTCTATGCTGATTTGAAGGCTCAATTATTCTTACTAGAGATTGACGATGAACCAGGAGCTGATACTGAGGACCTTGCTAAACTTGACGAAGAGTTGAGCTCTATGAAGTCTAAAAAAGCAAACCTCGAGACTGAATTAAATAAATTTAACCTTATTGATGATATTAATCATCGAATCCTTGAGTTAGAAAGCCAACAACAAAAGTTAGTAGCAGAAAAGAACGCGCTTGATGAAGCATCTTTCTTAATGGATGAATTCATTAAAGCAAAGGTTAATATGTTGGAAGAAAACATTAACTCGAAATTCAAATTAGCTCGATTCAAAATGTTTAATGTTATGTTAAACGGCAATATTGAAGAGTGCTGTGAAACTACCTATAAAGGAGTTCCATATAGAAGCATGAATAACGCAGCACGTATTAATGTAGGGTTAGACATTATCAATGCATTAACAAGCTATTACAAAGTGAATGCTCCAGTATTCATCGATAATGCGGAAGCTGTAACAGACTTTATCCCTGTTAATAGCCAAACAATTAAATTGATCGTTGATGAATCAGAACCACAATTGGTGGTTAAGGAGGTGTAAGTATGAACGACTTACAAATATTTAAAAATGATACATTTGGCCAAGTTCGTATTTTAGAAAAAGATAATGAATTGTGGTTTGTAGCCAAAGATGTCGCCGATACTCTCGGGTACCAAAACGGTAGTCGAGATGTAAACCGACATACTGATGAAGAAGATAGAAGAAAGACAATGGTGTTTGATGGTAATCAAAATAAAGAAACCATCTTAATTAATGAAAGCGGATTATATTCCCTGGTGCTATCTAGTAAATTACCAACAGCAAAGCAATTTAAACGATGGGTTACATCTGAAGTAATCCCTCAAATTCGTAAAACCGGAGCTTATAGCGTAAATATTCCAAAGTCATTACCTGAAGCTCTAAGAGCTTACGCTAATGAGGTGGAATCGCACAATGCTACCAAAGCTATTGTTGCTCAGCAAGAGCAGCAGATAGCAGAATTTAAACCGGTTAAGGATTATGTGGATAAAATCCTCTCAAGCAAATCTTGCTTAACGATCACACAAATTGCCGCTGACTACGGCATGAGTGCTCAAGAGCTAAATAAGATTTTGCACGAGTCTGGTTTACAACGTAAGGTTGGTGATCAATGGATTCTTTACAAGCAGCATATGTCAAAAGGCTTCACTAAATCCGAAACCTTTACATTCTGCAGAAGCGATGGCCGCTTAGACTCTAAAATCACAACTAAATGGACTCAAAAGGGCCGTTTAGAAATTCATAATATTTTATCTAATTTAGATATCCACGCTGTATGCGAAAACGTGGCATAGGAGGTACATAATGGGTGAAGTAACAAAAGCACAAACTCAAACACCATCGCTTAAAACTATGGTGTCTAGTGAGTCGGTAAAGAAACGTTTTAATGAAATCTTGGGTAAAAAATCAGCGGCCTTTGTGTCCAGCTTGATTTCTGTATCTAATAATAATGAACTTTTATCAAAAGCAGACCCTACTACAGTTATTACTGCAGGTGTGATGGCAGCCACTTTAGATCTTCCAATTAACCAAAACCTTGGGTTTGCTTATATTGTTCCTTTCTACAATAGCAAGAAGAAAATTAATGAAGCTCAATTTCAAATGGGTTACAAAGGGTATATCCAGTTGGCCATGCGCACAGGTCAATATAAGACCATTAATGCTAGTGAAATCTACGAAGGCGAAATTAAACACCATAATAAACTTACAGGCGAATTCGAATTGGGTGAGCGAACTGGTGATAATGTAGTTGGCTACATCGCTTATTTTAAGCTCATTAATGGCTTTGAAAAGTATTTATATATGTCTAAAGAAGATGCTGAAGCACACGCTATAAAGTATTCTCAAACATACAAAAGGGGTTTTGGCCTTTGGAAAACTGACTTTGACGCAATGGCCATCAAAACAGTACTCAAACGTTTATTAAGTAAATATGGCATTCTATCAGTAGAAATGCAGAGCATGGCTAATGCAATCTCTGTAGATGGCGCCGTCATTCGTGATAATAATGGCGAACTCACCCCTGATTTTGAAGGTGAAACTATCGATGTTCAATCAGATGTGGCAGAAACCATTGCTAACAATGCAAATTCTGAAGCCATTGATATAGAACCTGGCCCTGCCAGTGAGTTTGTTAATCCTGAAACTGGCGAAGCAGTTCATATGTTTGGTGATTAATTGTGATTAGCATTCAAGCATTCGGTAGTAGCTCCAAAGGGAACTGCTACCGAATCAAAACCTCAACCAATGGTGATGAACTGCTACTAGACGCTGGATTAACTTTTAAAGAAATCCAACGTTATTGCCGTTTTAACTTTCTACATCTGTGTGGCGTATTAGTTACTCATGAACACGGAGATCATAGCAAAGCTGTCCACGATTTATTAAAGCTTGGACATCGTGTATATATGTTAAAAGATACTGCAGATGCGTTATATGTGGCAGGTAATCATAAAGCTATTTACATTACACCTAAAGTTCAATTTACGATAGGCAATTTTAGTATTTTGCCTTTTGAATTAGAACATGATGTTCCTAATGTTGGATTTTTAATTTCTGACGGTGAAGAGAAACTCTTATATATTACCGACACCTATTACTGCCGATATACGTTCAAGGATGTTGATCATATTATGGTTGAATGTAATCATTCCTATGAAATTCTAAATCAGCATGTAGAAGCCGGTTACCTGGATGAAAAACGAATGGAACGATTAATTCAATCTCACTTTTCGCTAGAAAACGTCATTAAATTCCTCAAATCTATGGACCTAACTAAGTGCCAAGATATACGACTGCTACATTTATCAGACAGCAACTCAGATGCAGAAACATTCAAACAAGCGGTTCAAGCTGCTACTGGCAAATTAGTAATCGTAGAACAAGAAAGGAGTCCCCTATGATCATTAAATCAATTCAAATTAAAGATAACGATATTAGTATTGCCTATCAGAAACCATCTGCCACAGGTCTTACGGATGTATTTACTCTAAAATCCAAAGATGACCCACGTCCTGAACTTCTGCAAGCATTTAGTAAACTGCAGTCTATTGTGAAGAAGAACTTCGAATTTCTGGAAGAATTTAAAATTCCATTTTTGGTAAACACATTCAAATTTAAGTATAGCGACATTGAAGGTCTTATTAACCAGGTTGGTGTTGAAGGTATCGTGTCTGATATGAACACTCCTAACGAATTTAAATTTAAAACGGACTGGTTAAATGTTGAATATGCAGACTCTACATTCGCTATCTCTGTTCAAGACTTAATTGATGAATGCGTGAAATTTATTATGGGGCGTAGAGCCCAGGACAGTTTATTTAACGATAATGAAGAGTGATAGAAATGGCGAAAAACCAATCATACTACTTTAGTCATGATATCAATGCGAGCAATGATCCTAAAATCGCTGCTATGATTTCAGAATTAGGAATGATTTCATATGCCTGGTGGTGGATATTGATTGAAAAATTAGCCGCAGCAGATGACTATAAACTGCCACTAAAAAAATATACATTCGTTGCTCTAGATAATGAATTAAGAATGAATAATGAACAAATTTTAACAGGCGTTCAACAAGTGTTCAACAAAAATCAACACGTGTTGGAACAAAATTCAATGTGTTCATTTTGTTCATTTTTGTTAATTTATTTGTTGATTCATGACTACGAATTATTGGAATGTGATGACGAATATTTTTGGTCGCCGAGCTTAATTCGAAGATTTGAATTTAAAAAGGTGAAAGAGGAATCTATCCGCGAAAAACGTAGGTTGGCGGGCCTTAAAAGCGCAGAGTCTCGGAAGGCAAAAAAACAAAATTTAACACATGTTCAACAAAATCAACTAATAAAAGAAAAGAAAAGAAAAGAAAATAATATAGAGAGAGATACGCGCGCGCGTGAAGATGAA